TCTGGACACCGTAAGGAATCACCATGCCATTCAGTTCAATGGACGATCTCGTCAACGAGATCACAAGCGGCAAGTTCAACCGCACCGACTGGAACAAACTCACGGGCGCTGCAGCCTACACGGCGGGACGATGGTATGACTTCAGCGGTTTGGCCGGCACGCCTGTGGCCAACGCCTTTGCGGGCACTGCGCTGGCGTGGAGAACCTGCGACGAAACCACCGGCAACGGCACGCAGATCTTCGGCCTGCGGCACGGCGGCAACGTCAGCCCAGACACCAAGCACGTTCTGAACGTCAGCGCCATCACCTCCGTTGCCACGGGCGTCCCGGCGCAACTGATGCTGGTGGACTTGCAGGGCTACTGGCCCGGCATCAGCAACAACAGCGCGGTGGCTCAGACCCTCACCGGCACGCCCAGCCTGCGCTACACCAACGGGGCCGGGTGCAGGTTGTTCTGGGTGCAGACGGCTGCAGCGGGCGCCACGGCGCAGAACATCGCGCTGAGCTACAGCAACACGGTGCCCACCTCGGGCCGCAGCCTGCCGGTGACGGTTTCCATGACGGCCTCGGCCATCGTGCCGCACATCTCTCACTCAGGCACCGCAGCGAACAACTACGGCCCATTCCTGCCCCTGGCATCGGGTGACACGGGCGTGTCTACCGTGGCGACGGTCACTTTCAGCGCCGCCAACACCGGCACCGGGGCGCTGTGCCTTGCCCGCCCGCTGCTCACGCTGCCGCTGACCACCGTGTCCGTCGCTGCTGAGCGGGATCTGCTGAACCAATTGCCGAGCCTTCCTCGCGTCATGGACGGTGCCTGCCTCACGTGGCTCTACTTCGCGGGCGCGGCCACGGCGGCGGCCACCAACTTCTACGGCGCGGTCGAGGTCGGCTGGGGTTGATCGGGCTCATGGCTCTCAAGACAAACACCACGCTCCTGGCGCAGCTTCCGTTGCGCCAGATCGGCGGCTCGCCGGGAACTTTCCGTTCCATGTGGGGGCGTGGCGACCGGATGAACCAGTCCGTGGGCGAGGGCATCCCGTCCAAGCTGGCGGGCATCCCCAGCGGGCACCTCGCGCCATCGTCGTGGGTGCTACCGTACAAGCCGGGGGCGATGTCGTCGTTCACCAATCTGGTGGTGACGGTCACGCCCGGTACGCTGAACCTCGCGGCGGGCGTCAACATCAGCGGCGACTCGACGGTCACGATTACTGTCAACCCGGCAGACGGGCAACTCATTGTCTCGGCGTCAGGTTCGACGTCCATCACGTTCAACCTTGCAGGCAACTTGGCTGGTGCCTTGTCCGCATCTGGCAGTACGTCCTTCTCGTTTACGGTTGACAACGCCACGCTGGGTGCCATCGTTGATGCCATCGGCGCTGCGCTGGTCCAGTTCTCAAACAGCGCCACGGTCAGGGCCACGGGCAATCTGTCGGGCGACATCACACCGTTTACTGAGCTGAGCCCGCAGAGCCTAGCTGCCGCGGTCTGGAGCGCTTTAGCCAGCGCCTACAACGCGCCCGGCACGATGGGTGAGCTGCTCAACAGCGCTGGCGGCGGTGCCAGTCCGGCCACGATTGCCGCTGAGGTGTGGTCTACACCGCTTGAGACGCTGACGGCCGAGGAGATCATGCGCGTGCTTCTGGCGGCGCTGGCCGGCGCTCGATCTGGGCTCGGCTCGGGGACCGAGGAATACCTGGCGCAGGACGGCACCACGCCGCGCATCACGTTCAGCCCCGATGCGCAGGGCAACGGCACGCCGATCATTGATGCTACTTAGAAACCGACTCCTCGGCGGCGCGCTATTCGCTGGCCTGCTATTCGGCGGCCAGCCGATCCCGCCTGCCGATGCGCAGGGCGGTGGTGGCCAGTCTGGCAAGTCCAAGCAGTCGCGCCCGATGTGGGTGGTGGGCGGCAAGATATTCGACAGCCCGTGGGTGGCTCAGGAGTATCTGGCCACGCTGCAGGCCGAGAAGGCTGCGGCAGACGCTCGGGCAAGGGCAGAAGCTCGCAAGCCTGCGCCGAAGACGAAGCCGCAAGCCGAACCGCAAGCCGAACCGCAGCGTCAGTTCCTCGTGCTCCAGCAAGAGCGCATCGAGATTGACCTGTCTCGGTTCTCCTACGCTGACGACATGGCGCGGGATTCGATTGAGGCGCACATGCAACTGGCCCGCGTCATTGTCGAGGAGCGGGACGCTCAGGTGGCCATGATTCTGGCCATCGCCATGCTGGATGATTGACGGCCCCTGCCGAACGGCAACCGCGCAGCCGGTAATGCGCGAGAGAAGGTAAGCAATGGGAATCAAGATCGAAGTAACGCAGCCCGATGGAGGCACCGAAGTCCACGATGGCGATGACGAGCGCGACACGCCAGACGCAGCAGAACCAGCGAAACCCCAGGCCGACGCCGACCCCGCGCCTGAGACCGAGGCCGCACCAGACGAGGAGCCGGCCGACGAGGTAACGGTCAGCATCGGCGACGAGGCACCGCTAGAAGAGGAAAACCCGTCAACCGCAGCGTTTGCGCGGATGCGCATTGAAACCAGAGAACTTCGGAAGAAAATCCGCGAGTACGAAGCCCGCGAGCAAGCCGCACCGGCCACGCCGAAGCCCGTCGTCGGCCCGAAGCCGAAACTCGAAGACCACGACTACGACACGGACAAGTACGAAACCGCGCTGGAATCCTGGTATCGCAGCAAGGAGCAGGCCGACAAAGCCGAGCGCGAGTCCCAGCGCCAGGTCGAGGAACAGACCAAAGCCTGGCAGGCGAAGCTGGACGGCTACGGCAAGGCCAAGGCCGATCTGAAGGTGCGGGACTTCGACGACGCTGAGCACACGGTGCAGCAGGCCCTGAACGTCACCCAGCAAGGCGTGGTGCTGCAAGGAGCGGAGAATCCCGCGCTAGTGGTGTACGCGCTGGGCAAGAACCCGAAGAAGGCCAAGGAACTGGCCGCGATCACTGACCCGGTGAAGTTCACCTTCGCCGTTGCGAAACTGGAGGCACAGTTGAAAGTTACCCCACGCACCAAGCCCCCCGCGCCCGAGCGCAGTTTGCCGGCAGGCACTGCGCCTGTGAGCGGCACGGCTGATTCGACACTGGACCGTCTGCGAGAGGATGCTGCCCGAACGGGTGACATGACGAAGGTCATTCGGTACAAGCAGCAACTGAAAGCCAAGGCCCGCTAGGCTCTTGCACCCCGCGCCGGATGTGGTACATTCGGCGCCATTCGGGTTTCGCCAGCCCAAAGTCGGCAGTGACAAGACACAGAGTGGCCGCCCGACTCCAACGGGGTGAGTAAGCAGGCGCGGAGCAGTCCGCAATATCTCACTCATCACGGAGCCCACAATGGCCAACTCATTCTCGAAAGAAGAGCGCATCGCGTTCGAAAACATCCTGGAAGGCTTCCAGGACGCCCTCGTTCTGTCTCGCAACGTCGCGATCTACAACACGGATCAGACGATGATGGAGCGCACCAACAACGTCATCTGGCGCCCGCAGCCGTACATCTCGGTGAGCTACAGCGGCACCGACATGACAAACAACTTCGACGACTACACCCAGTTGACCGTCCCGGCCACCATCGGCTTCAGCCGTGCCGTGCCTTGGATCATGACCGCCACCGAACTGCGCGATGCTCTGCAAGAGCAGCGCCTGGGCGATGCGGCCAAGCAGAAGCTGGCATCGGACATCAACGTGGCCATCATGAACGTGGCCGCGCAACAGGGCTCTCTGGTCGTCAAGCGCACCGCCGCAGCCTCTGGCTTCGACGATGTGGCCGAAATTGAGGCCGTGATGAACGAGCAGGGCGTGATGGACACGGACCGTTACCTGGCCCTGAGCACCCGCGATTACAACGGGATGGCCTCTGACCTGGCCAAGAACACCCGTTCGTTCGGCAACGACATCTCCGACAGCGCCCTGCGCCGCGCCTATGTGGGCCGCGTGGCGTCGTTCGAGACGTACAAGCTGGACTACGCGGTGCGCAAGGCTGCTGCCGCTGGCGGTGCTGGCATTCAGGTGTCCACGCTGGCCGCTGCCGGCAACTACTGGGTTCCCAAGTCCACCACCACGGCGACCACGGGCGAAACCAGCAACGTGGACAACCGCTTCCAGACGATCACGGTGTCGTCCAGCGCCAGCGTGGCCGTGGGTGACTCGTTCACCATCGGCGGCGTGTTCGCGGTGCATCACATCACCAAGCAGAGCACCGGCGTGCTGAAGAGCTTCCGTGTCATCAGCGTCCCCGCTGGCGGCACCACGCTGGTGATTACCCCGGCCATCGTGAGCACCCAGGGTGGCACGGACGCTGAGTTCCAGTACCAGAACGTGACGATCCCGACGCCTTCCGCGACGTCGCCTGTCGTGTTCCTGAACACCGTCACCGGCAACATGAACCCGTTCTGGCAGAAGGACTCCCTCGAAATCCTGCCGGGGCGCTACGCTGTGCCGACCGACGCAGGCGCTGCCGTGATGCGTGCTTCCACCGACCAGGGCATCGAACTGGTCATGACGAAGCAGTACGACATCAACACGATGAAGACCAAGTACCGGCTGGACACACTGTACGGGGTGGTCAACAAGCAGCCGCAGATGAGCGGCATCATCATGTTCTCGCAGACCTGATCGAACGCGGGCCGGGTAACACCGGCCCGCATCGCAAACGAACAAGGAACACACATCATGGCCTACCAGACCATCCAATCTCAGGGCAACGCCACCGTCACGCTGACGGCCAATCAGCGCATCGTCGTCCAGACCCAAGGCACGGCAAACGTGTATCAGGTGGTCGGCTTCCCGAACTACCCGACCACGAACAGCCTGCTGCAGACGGTGGTGAACACCACCTACACCTCGTCGGCTTTCGCCAACGGCGCCACGATCTACATCGAGGCTGGTGACTTCCCCGTGCTGTACGAGGTGGGCACCTCGCCGCACGTTTCCAACGATGGCGACTGGAACCTCCAGAACGACCCCATCGCGCTGAACGCCACGGGCGACCTGACTGCCGCGATGATCCTGGGTGGCATCGTCACCTCCACCACCGCTGCGGCCGTGACGGCCACGCCCCCTACCGGCACCGTGCTGGACGCAGCCACCACGCTGGCAATCAACGACTCGGTGGACTTCAGTGTCATCAACACCGGCGCGACCAACGCCTTCACCATCTCGGTGGGCGGTGGCGTAGCGGGTTGCACGCTGGTCGGGAACATGGCGGTTGCACTCAGCAGCTCGGGCCTGTTCCGCGCTCGCAAGACCGCTGCGGCCACCTACACGATCTACCGTATCGCGTCCTGATCGCTGGTAGACTTCAACGCGGGCGGTTAGGGTTGGGAGTTCCTGGCCGCCGCCCGCGTTTTCACATCTGGAGCGCACCATGCCGTTGAAGAAGGGCTACTCGCAGAAGTCGATCGGCGCCAACGTCTCCAAGGAGATGAAGGCCGGCAAGCCGCAGAAGCAGGCCGTCGCCATCGCCTTGAACACGGCGCGCACCGCTGCCATGAAGGCCGGCAAGCCGAGCAAGGGTCCAGGCCCTGCACCGAAGGGCAAGAAGTGAAGAAACCCGCCGGCCTGTACGCCAACATCAACGCCAAGCGCGAGCGCATCGCTGCTGGCAGTGGCGAGAAGATGCGCAAGCCTGGCGCCAAGGGTGCGCCGAGTGCTGCCGCATTCCGTGAGTCGGCCAAGACCGCCAAGCCGAAGGGCAAGAAATGAGCGACGACATCACCGTGGTCTACCGCAGCCCTGGCCCGCACTTCGGACCTCCGGGGAAAACCTATGACATGAAGGGCGTGGCGCCCGAAGACCTCGGCGCGGCCATCGCTGACGGCTGGCATGAGTCGTTCCTGGCTGCGCTGGGCCTGGAGCCCGCTGCACCCACGCCAGCACCGGCCCCTGAGCCCGCAGACAACGCCCCGCCGACCCGCGCAGAGATGGAGCAGCAGGCTGCGCTGCTGGGCATCAGGGTCGACCGCCGCTGGAGCGACGAGACGCTGATGGCCAAGATCACTGCGGCCATGACACCGCCGGCACCGGCCGACGACGACCCGATCTGAGGCCGAGATGGGTTACTCCAAGCGCCAGTTTGTCGAGGCCTCGCTAGAGGAGATTGGCCTGGCGTCCTACGTCTTTGACCTGAGCCCGCAGCAGGTCGAGAGCGCCGTTCGCCGGCTGGATGCGCAGATGGCATCGTGGAATGCCCTGGGCATCCGCGTGGGTTACCCACTGCCGGGGTCTCCGCAGGACACCGGCCTGGACGACGAGACGAACGTGCCGGATAGCGCCTACGAGGCGATCATCACGAACCTGGGCATCAAGCTGGCGCCCAGCTACGGCAAGACGGTATCGCCCGACACCAAGGCCACGGCCAAGCGCACCTATGACACGCTGCTGTCCCGCGCTGCCATGCCGATGGAGATGCAACTGCCGGCGTCCATGCCGCGTGGTGCCGGCGCCAAGGCCTACGATGATCCGTTCGTGGACAACCCGGAAGAACCCATCCTGGCAGGCCGTGACGGTCCGCTTGAATTCTGAGAGGCGCACATGCCGACGATCAATCAACTCCCGCTGCTGACGCAGGTTTCCGCAGGCGACCAACTGCCGGTCTACAGCCCGAACAACGGGGACGCACGGCGCCTGCCGATGTCGGCCCTGCTGTCGTACTTCCAGCAGCAGTTCGCATCGCCCACGGTGGCTGTGAACCTGTACGTGCCGGCGACGGGTTTCAACATCGCGGCGCCCACGCCGATCAGCGAGCAGCAGTGGATTCTTCTGCAACCTGCCGGCACGCTGGCCGCCGGCACCGTGACGCTGCCACTGAACACATCGACGCCTGACGGAACCGAGATTCTGGTGACGACCACGCAGACCATCACCTCGTTTGCGGTGGGGCTTAACGGCGCGACTGCGGTGTATGGTTCGCCAACCACGTTGCAGTCTGGAGCCGCGGTGCGGCTTCGGTTCTATCTGGCGACCAACTCCTGGTACAGCATCATCACCGACAGCTCGCCCTTCGGCGCTGCGATCCAGGCGTTCCTTGCCACGCCGAGCAGCGCGAACCTCGCCGCGGCAGTCACGGACGAAACCGGCAGCGGCGCGCTGGTGTTTGCAACTAGCCCAACGCTGACAACCCCTGCCATCGGCGCGGCCACCGGCACCAGCCTGACCACGACCGACTCGCAGCTGGTGAGCGGCACCGGCAAGCAGGGCTACGCCACCGGCTCGGGCGGCACCGCGTCTCAGGGCAGCGGCTCGGGCAAGGCGACCGGCGTGACGCTGAGCAAGTCATGCGGCTCGATCACGATGGACGCGGCGAATCTGAACACAGCCACGACAGTCTCGTTCACGCTGACGAACACGGTCATCGAGGCGGGCGACATTCTCGTGATGAATCACCTGTCTGGCGGCACGGCCGGCGCCTACACGCTGAACGCCCAGTGCGCGGCAGGTTCTGCGTCGATAAACGTGCGCAACGTGACCGCAGGCAACCTTGCCGAGGCCATCGTGCTCCGGTTCGCCGTCATCAAGGCCGTCTCGGCCTAACGAGAGGAATCTTCCATGTCAGTCCAAGCAGCATTCAACCCGGCCTATGGTACGGGCGTCACCGTGGCCCCGACCGGCACCTCGGCATCAAGCACGATTGGTGTAGGCAGCAAGGCGCTGGTGTTCACCAACCTGAGTTCGTCGGTGCCGGTGTACATTCGCGTGGGCACTGGCGCTACGACGGCCACGACGGCCGACTACCCGGTACTGCCGAGCACGCAAGTCACGATCAGCAAGGCGCAGGACGAGAACACGGTGGCGTACATCACCGCGTCTAGTACGGGCTCAATTCACATCATGGCCGGCGAGGGGTACTGATGTTTCCGGTGACGCGCTCGACAAGTCGGAGTCGCTTTTTTAAGCCGGCCGCGGCAACCCCTGCGCCGGCCACCGATCCCTTTTTCGAGTACGTCCCCCTGCTGCTGAACACCAGCGCAACGAACGGCGCTCAGAACAACACGTTCCTCGACAGCAGCACCAACAACTTCACCGTCACCCGCAACGGCGACACCACGCAGGGGTCGTTCAACCCGTACATGCCCAGTGGGTACTGGAGCGGGTATTTTGATGGGGCTGATGACCGTCTGACGGTTGCAGACAATGCGGCGCTTCGACCTGGGACTGGAAACTTCACCATTGAGGCATGGGTGTTCCGCACTGCCAGCGGGGCCGCGCACACGATCTACGCCAAAGGCGGGGCCTCTACGGGCTTTGTGTTCCAGATTACGTCTGCAAATTTGCTGCGTTTTACGGACACCACGACAAACATCGACTCCACCGGCACTGTCGCGGCGAACACTTGGGTGCATGTGGCTGTCGTGCGCGAAGGCACCGGCACGAACCAACTCAAGCTCTACATCAGCGGCACGAACGACGGTCAGGGTACTGTCAGCACAAACTTTAACCAGACGGAAGAACTGCGCATCGGAGAAAACCGTGGCGCAACGGAAGATTTTTCCGGCTACATCTCCAACGTTCGGTTTGCAACGACCGCCGTCTACACCACCGCCTTCACGCCCCCCACCACCCCGCTAACGGCTATTACCAACACCTCCCTGCTGTGCTTGCAGGACAACCGCTTCATTGACAACAGCACCAACGCCTTTGCCATCACGCGCAATGGTGACACGCGCATCAGCAAGTTCGCGCCGTTCAACCCGCCAGCGTCTTACAGCACGGCCTCGTATGTGGGCAGTGGGTATTTTGACGGGACGGGGGATTACCTGCGTATTGCCGACAACGCGGCGTTTACGTTGGGGAGCGGTGACTTTACGGTTGAGGCTTGGGTTTACAACGGCACTTCTGGCACTCGGCAGGTTATTTCAGGTCAAGGGGATTCGTCTGGGCTTCAGTCATCAATTTCTTATTACGTCGAAAAAACAGCGGCAAACAAATTGAGAAGCGTAGTATGTTCGTCATCTACTGAATACGCTGCCGTAAGCACTGCCGATTTGCCACTAAACCAATGGGTTCACGTTGCTTTTGTGCGCAACGGAAATACGGGGACAAATTACATCAATGGTGTGGCAGATGGTACGGTTAATTTAACAGGCATTACGGTCAACAATTCTTCTAATCAAGTTGCTATCGGCGCTTTAGGTGAGTTGACCACACTGCTGTATACAGGCTACATCAGCAACTTTAGGCAAGTAGTAGGCACCGCCGTCTACACAGCAAACTTTACCCCGCCGACCACGCCCCTCACCGCCATCACAAACACCAGCCTGCTGCTGAACTTCACCAACGCAGGCATCTTTGACGCGGCCACGATCAACAATGGTCAGACTGTGGGCAATGCTCAGGTCAGCACCACGCAGGCAAAGTGGTCACCAACCAGCATGGCGTTTGACGGCACGGGCGATTACCTGACCGTCATTGACAAGCCAGAACTGCGCATTGGCACAGGCGACTTCACCATTGAAGGCTGGGTGTACCTCAATGCCACGGGCGTGGCCTACGGGCTGGTGAGCAAAGGCACCGCCAGCACGGGCTGGTCGGTAAACGTCACCTCGGGCAACAAGCTCCAGTTCAGCTACACCGCCACGCAGTTGACAGGCGCTACTTCATTGGCCTCGGGAACTTGGTACTACTTTGCGGTGGTTCGGTCTGGCACGGCATCGGGCAACCTGCGGGTTATTCTGGACGGGGCCACTGACGCCACCAGTGCGGGCGCGGTGAACGACAACTTCAACCAGACGAACGTGCTGTATGTCGGCGCTGACCGCGTGGCCGGTGCGGTGCTCAATGGCTACTTGCAGGATGTCCGCATCACCAACGGATTCGCCCGCACGACTTCTACCCCCACCGCAGCCTTCCCGACGCTATGACGCTCTACAGCAAAAACGGATCTATTCCGAAGCCTGAGACGGACGGCACACCCGGCTGGGTGGAGGTGCCTGATCCTCCGCTGCCTGGACCCGGTGAGGAAACGGTCTGGTGGTGCCCGCCTGGATGGGTGGTGCGGCCTGTGGAGCCTGCGCCGGTCGAGGGCTATGTGTGGAAGTGGAGCCAGAGCGAGGAGAAGTGGGTGGACTATCAGTTGCCACCTAATCCTGGCCCTGCTCCTGGCCCTGCTCCTGGCCCTGCGCCGGCGCCGATGCCCAGCGGCAACGTGACGATTTGAGGCATGATGTCTAAGACACCCGCCTGGACGCGCAAGGAAGGCCAGAACCCCAAGGGCGGCCTGAATGCCAAGGGACGCGCCTCTGCCAAGGCCCAAGGCATGAACCTGAAGCCCCCTGCGCCGAACCCGAAAACCGAGAAGGACGCCGCACGGCGCAAGTCGTTCTGCGCCCGCATGGGTGGAATGCCTGGGCCGATGAAGGACGAGAAGGGCAAGCCTACCCGCAAGGCGCTGGCCCTGAAGGCGTGGAACTGCTGACATGCAAATCCCAATCGTCAGCGGCATCTACACCGACAGCGGCCCTGACCTGCGCACGGCCTACCCGGTTAACTTCTTCGTCACGCCCAAGGGCAGCGGCATCAGCGATGCCTACCTGCGGCCGGCTGACGGGATCGTGAGCGATGGCACCGGCCCAGGCACTGACCGAGGCGGCATCGAGTGGCGCAACACGCTCTACCGGGTGATGGGCACCAAGCTGGTGAGCATTGCCAGCAATGGCGCCGTCACCGTGCTGGGCGATGTGGGCGGCCCCGTGGATGAACTGGTGACGTTCGACTACTCAATCAGCAGGCTTGCCATCGCATCAGGTGGCCGGCTGTACTACTGGGACGGTGCCACGCTCACGCAGGTGACCGATCCCGACCTCGGCACCGTGCTGGATGTGGTTTGGGCAGACGACTACTTCATCACAACGGATGGTAGTTTTTTGGTCGTTACTGAGCGTTCTGACCCCACGCAGGTAAACCCTTTTAAGTACGGCGTTGCTGACTTAGACCCTGATCCCGTGGTGGCATTGCTGAAACTGCGCAACGAGATCTATGCGCTGAACCGGCATACCATCGAGGTTTTTGACCTGAACGAAGACAGTCAGTTCTTTCCATACTTTACGGTTGACGGCGCGCAGATCCAGAAGGGCGCCATCGGCACCTTCGCGTGCTGTGTCTTCAACGAGATGATTGCCTTTCTCGGCTCCGGCCGCAACGAGGCCCCAGGCGTCTACATGGGCGCCAACGCCACGGCACAGAAGATCAGCACGGACGAGATTGACCGCCTATTGCTGACCTACACCGAGTCGCAACTGTCGCGGGTGAAGCTGGAGGCCCGCAACGACAAAAACCACCAACTGCTGTACGTCCATCTGCCGGACCGCACGGTGGTCTTCGACCTCGCGGCCACGCAGGCGCTGAGCCAGCCGATCTGGACGACACTGACAACCACGATTACAGGCTTCGCGCAGTACCGGGCGCGCAACTTCGTCTGGGCCTATAACCAATGGTGTATAGGCGACCCGGCATCATCGGCCATCGGGCACACTGTGGACACGCGCAGCGACCATTGGGGCCAGACGGTGCGCTGGGAGTTCGGCACGATCATCGTCTACAACGCCGGCAGCGGCGCCCTGTTCCACGAACTGGAACTGGTGGCGCTCACGGGCCGCGTGGCGCTGGGGCTGGACCCGCAGATCAGCACCAGTTACTCCCTCGATGGCTCGGCCTGGGGGCAGGACCACTACATCCGCGCCGGGGCTATCGGCAACCGCACGAAGCGCCTGGTGTGGTTACGGCAGGGCTCCATGCGCCACTGGCGTATGCAGCGGTTCCGGGGTGACAGTCAGGCGCACCTGTCGTTTGCCC